GAGGGACAATTACCATTAGAACAAAGTATTTCAGTTATTGTGTTTTGTACTTTTGTGTATGGACTATAGGAAGAGTGAATTTTTCCTTCATTTAATGTTGTTGTGTATGATCCTGGATTTGATGGAGTTGATACAAAATCCCAACATAATAAATCAAAATCATCTTGAACTTCAAGTAGTCCATTACTATTTTCTTGTAATGATCCCATACCTCTAGATGATACACCTACTCTAATATTACTTTCTATTAAAGCTTTAAGTATATTTCCTGATGGGGTAGGTAAAATTTCAATCTTACCCATTACATTATTTCCATCCCACCATAAATCTGTGATGTTATGTGATGCGTTTTTTAGATTAATAACAGATGATTCTGGATGGTCTAGTTCTCCTAGGGCACGTCTTTCATTAACGCTTTCCATGTATTTATCTATCTCACGCTCCCATAAACTTCTCTTATAGTAACGGCCATTACCATTTTTGATTTCAGCTGTAGCTAAAATTCCACCAACAATAGGATTGCCTCTATCAGACATTTTACCTTCTGTTAAAGTTAATGATGATTGTTGAAATGTTTGAGTTTCTATAAGTAGTCTATTCATAATTAATCGTTTCCAGCTGGTCCTAAATTATATTTACCCATTAAATGTTTTTCAACAAATTCTATTTCTTCACCCATATAAGAAGGAAATTGAGCTAGGACAGCTTTTAAAGCTACCATATCATTCATTCCATCTCTTTCTATAAATTCTTGAAACATATCTTCTGCTTCAATAGCTATTTTTGTTAGACTTTCTTCTCTGTAATCTACAACATCCTCATCTTCTTCAAATAGTTCAGTATCTCCAATTTCTTTAGCAGCATCAGCTGCTCTTTCTAATTCATCAGCTGTTTCTTTAGCTTGTTCAGCATCACCATCAGCTTCAGTTACTGTATCTTCATCAATTACTTCTTTCTTTAGACCTTTTTTCTTATTAGCTTTAGATAATATTTTTTCAATTTTTACTTTAGCTTTTTCTAAGACTTTAATATCTTTTCCTATGGCTTTAAGTTTTTTCTTGTCTGTTAGATTTTTTAAATCTTCATCTTCATCAAGTCTATTAAGTTGTGATTGACGTTTTTCAATAGCAGCTTCAATTTTTTCTAATTTTGATGCTAAGATTTCAGATTCTGCTTCTTTATCTATTTGTTGTAATTCTTTTTGTACATTTTCTTGAATCTGTTGTTTAATTAATGTATTGATTACATTACGTAATTTAGATTCTTCATTAACTGATTCCTTATTTTCATTTAATGTTGTCACATTTTTTACTTCTAAACCTGATCCTTTTATTTTTTTAGGGACTTCCATATATCCAGTTCCAACATCACCTACAGGAAATTTTTTCTTAGTAGCTTCACCATATCCTCCACCAGCACCAGCATTTTTTACTTGTGTACCTCTTCCTAGCCCTGGAGCTTCAGTTTCATATCCTAAACCATCAATTCCAAACTGTCCATTTTTAGTATAGTAAATTGAATCTTTAGCTAAATTTTTAAAGACAATTTTCTTAAGCTCATCCATTGTTTTTTTGGAGTTCTTAGGATTTTTCATCTCTGTATAGTATCCTTTCATAATTTGATCAAATATCAAATTATCAGGATTTTCCATATCTTTTCTATCAAAGTTTTTGGAATCATAATCTTTAACTTCTTTTGATACTTCTTTTGCTTCAGCTTTAACACTATCTTCTTTCTTTTTCTTAGCTTCTTCTAAGAAATTTTCAAAAGCTGTTTCATATGATTCTTTTTGAGGAGAAACTGACTGGTTAACAGCTCCTAAACTAACTAAATTTTCATTAATTATTCCTTTATCTTTTAGGATAGTAGTTACTTCTTTATAAGTAGCAGCATTACGAATCCATTGAGGAAATGATGTTTTAGCCTCTTTTAAAAATACACCTTTGTGTCCTTTTCCTTCTTTTATTAATCTGTGTTGTTCGTTTAAGGTCTTCATTATTTTCCTTTAAGTAAAGTTTTTATATCTTTTATATATTCTAAAATTAAGTCTGTAGAGTTAACTATCGCATAAGAACCTGGGTTAGATGAGTAGTACTCAATTGTTTTATTTTTAGCATTTGAAATTAATGAGGGTAAATCATTTAACTCATCTTCTATTTATTCAAATATATCAATTCTTCCTTTTTGGAATTCATTATATTCACCCTCATATAATTTTTTAACTTCTAGTCCTGATCCTTTTATTTTTTTAGGTACTGTCTTATATCCAGTATACCCATAAATATTCTTATCTTTTTTAGAATTAGATTTTTTAGCAAAAGCAAATGGAGTAGCATATTGGGCTCCTTCTCCAGGTGTAAAGGAAGCGCCACCTTGTGATGTTGCTGATGCTTCTTTTAATTCTTTATATTTCTTAATTACACGTGAAAATCTATTTCTTAATGTTTTAGATATTTTTATAAGAGTTTCTGATTCCTCAGGTTGTAATTTACCTTTAAGTTTTGATAGCTTATTTACAACATCATTAATATCATCATAAAGATCTCCTAAATTAGGAGTATATTTTACAAATGAAGTAACCGCACCTGTTTCTGGGTCTGGGTCACCAACTTGTGTTATGGTAAAATCTTCAGCTTCTTTTAAAGATTTTATGACTTTATTTATGTCTTTTTTAAGCGTACTCATTAGCTAATTCTAATTCTTTTACTAAATCACAGTATTGCAATAAATTTACCAAATGATTATCTGTTATCTTTGGATTTTTTGATAAAGGTGTAATTAATGAAATAATTTCATTAACTTTAATTTTAGTAACTTTATCAGTTACATTTTTATTTAAAGTTTGAAGTTCTTCCTTTAACTGAGTAGTTTTGGCTAGATAAAATTCTTTTAATCTAGGTTTATTATCAATAGAATAAAGTAACTCTTTTAGGATTTCTTTTTGACTATCATTAAGTTCATCATACTTTCCATTAAATTTCTCTAATAAAATTCTATATGTTAAACTTCGTATATCTTTATCTTCTTTTTTAAACTCATTTAAAATATTATCTCTAACTTCTTCCTCTTTAATCTTAGCAGCTGTAAGATGTTCTAGAATAGTCATCTTATTATCAATGATATATTCAGGATTAGTTGCTTTAGGTGAGTTGTAAATTTCTAATAGAGTAAAAAAGGCAGCATGAACTTTATAATGTGGAAGTTTATGGTTAAAAAACTCATTTAAATTATAATGTTTTTGAAGTTCTGATATAAGATTATATTTTTGTTGCTTAATGATTCTTCTATTAAGATGTTTTGAAGATTCAATCAAAGTAGTGATGATTAAATCAGCTCTAGCTTCTGTTATGCTAGTTTTATTTAATAGAGTTTCATATAGTTTATACTCTTTTCCTAACTCTGTTTTAACAAAATATTTTTTTAATATTTCTTTAATTGGAGAATCTTTTCCCTCAAGGGTATCTGATGTTATTTGCCTTACTAGCAATTCAAATAGGATACCGGAGTTTTTATACTTCGAATGTTTAATCTTCATTCTATTGTAATGTTTAATTATAAATATATAAGAAATTGTTATCTACGTATTTGCTTGTCATCTAATAGTGATGTTTTTTCATTATCCTTTTCAAAAATCATTTGTTTTTTGGTATTAGGAATTTTATTTAACATCTCTTCTTGTGATTTTGACAAACTCTTTGCTTCTAGAGCTAATGGTGAGTTACCATTATATTTAGGTTTTATTGAATCTGATGAATCATTATCTTTTCTTATACCAGCTCTACCTAGTCTATCTTTTCCAAAAGCATTATCTTGTTTACCTATATTAGATGCTTTTTCTTTAGGTCTACCTAGAGTCTTTTTTTCATTATACCCATCAGGAACATTATCTGAGTTGGATTCCATTCTACCTTTACCATATAGTGAAGCTAAATCATGTGGTGTACCATAAGATTGACCTGTTGCTGCTGGATCATTCCCTTCATTTTCTATTTGAGTTACTCTAAATCCACGTTTAGCATCTTGTCTAACTAATTCTCTATACTCATCATATTCATCAGAACTAAAGTGGAATATGTTTTCATATATCCAATCAGTTGGAATGATTTTACTATCAATCATAGTTTGTGCTAATGCCATTTTTTCAGTCATTAAAGCAATTCTTTCTTGATCATATATAATTGATGGTGTAGTTAATGATAAAGTAAAATTAGTTAAATTTTCATCTCTATATCCTTGAGCATATAAATGTATTAATGCTATATTACTAAGCTCAGAAACCATTATTCTTTGAATACGTTCAATTGTACGAGCAAATCTAATATCTTCAGCAGCTAATGTAGCTTTACCAGTTAAATCTTTTTCATATCCTAAAAATGCTTTAGGAACTTTTAAAGCAGCAAATAATTTATCTCTTAAATACTCTACATCCTGAATTCCATCATATTGTAAACCTCCTAAAGTATCAATTTTAGTTGAAGTATCATTTCCTCTAGTTGGGATATAATAATCTTCAAGCATATTTTGCATATTATACTTTAAGTTATATTCACCTGTTTCTTGATCAACATGAGGAGTACGTTTCATTTTAGATATTGTTTTCTGCATGAAGTTTTCAACCTCAGCAGGAGCAATATTACCTACATTTACATAAAATACACGTTTTTCAGGAGCACGAACAATTCTATGAATTAACATAGCATCTTCCATTAATGTATATTGTTTAAATAATTTTCTTGCTGGCTCAATATATGATCTACCATATGGAAGAAAATTAGTATCTGTTAATAATCTAAAATGTGACATTTCATAATTATCAAAAAATATAGCATTTCCATCTTGACCTGTACCTGGTGTATTATAATACCCATAACTTGAAGGTGATACTCCTTCAGGAGAAAATCTAAATCTTATTGATGATGGGTTGTCTTTATCAAATCCTTCTTGTCTTTCAATATGATAAGCAGTATAAGGTATAACATTATATACTCCAAATTTTTCAGCTATTTCTAATTTTAAAAAGAAGTCACCATACTTACACATATTTCTAACCCAGGGCCATAAATTAAATTCTATGTTTAAAACATCATAGAATAAATTATAAAGTATTTTTTGAATATCTTCATCACTACTTCTAATCTGTAGCACCTCACCCATATCATTTTTTAGAGTAGATTCATCAGCTATAATATCTAAGGCTGAAGCTATAATAGCATCTGTGTCCATAGAATCATACTCAGAGTAAAGTTGAGGTCTTAGTGTTTGATAGTTAATTGAATTCTGCTGACCATACATTGATGTGGCAGAGTTAGTGTAAATTCTATTAAATCTATCTACTAATGAGTTAGTTTGTATATCTCCAGATTGTTGGATTTTGTTAATATCCATTACTCGTAGTTGGTTTCCACCTGCATTACGAATAACTACATCTGTTGAGAATAATCTTTTTAATCTTGGAAATAATCCTTTGTCTGCCATTTTTTAATTTTTAATTAAAGAAGCCATGTTATGTCTTCTTCTCCACCTGAGTATGGGTTATTAATTTTAAATGGATTATCTACAGAATTAGCAGAATAACCACCTAGGTATTTTTGTTGTGATGTTGAGGTATTATTTAACATACTTTTAGTTAAATCTATACCATTTTTATTATATTTAAAAGCTGTATCTCTAATATATTGACCAATACTAAAGGGCATTACTAAATCATCATTATATCCACTTTGTGCTTCTGCTCTACCATTTTTCCAAATAAAAGTTTTCATTTCAGAAATTAATCTATTTGAACGGATGGTAACACCTTTATCAGCTATTGCCTCTTGAAATTTATTTATACAAATAGGTCTGGTCCTTGAAGACATTGTAAAGCCAGGTGTCATTTTTGATGTATCTATATATTCATTAAAGTAAGAATCTGATGTAATATTTCCACCTTTAGGAGAATAATACATATTTTGATATCCCCTATCTATAACAGTTTGAATTGTGTTCCATCCTATGCTAGCATTTTCAATAACTAATAAGGCATTATTATATTCTGTAGCAATACCCACTAATAAATGACCAAATTCTTTAGTATCTATCTTACCTTTATATTCGCCAACCTGAGTGTTATTTTCAATATCTAATATATGAAAGGCAGAAAAATCTTTTCCATCTCCTCTGGCTACATCAGCTATTATAGCATATCCTCTAGAATAATCAGCAGATTCCCATATCCATAAATTTTTATCAGCGCCTCTTTTTTCTAAGGGTTCAGAAATATATGTTTGTTTGTAAAATTCTACAAATTCATTATAAAATACAACATCACCTGATGTGCTAAAATTACAATCACACTCTTGAGCTGCTAATCTAGGATCACCTAATAAAACATCTTGTCTATCTCTCCATTCTTGATTTCTTTCTGGATGGACATACCATGGAAGTTTTATAGGAAGAAAATCATTACCATCATCTAATCCACCTTCAGCAGATTCCCACATTTGATGAAACCAATTTCCAGTACCATAAGGTGTAGATAAAATAATAGCCCCACCACCAGTAGCTAAGGTTTGTTGTGCAGAACCCCATGTTTCTTTAATATTATCTATAAAGGCTGCTTCATCAATGATTAGTAATGAAACTGCTTCTGAACGTGCTGCATCACTATTAGAAGATTTGGCTTGTATTTTTGACCCATTTTTAAGTCTTAAGGATCACTCCCC